TTACCGCCCGGCTGCCTGAGCAACGGATCGCATCGGCATGGTTGTTCGGCAAGTCGGATAGTTGACACATCCCCAGAACGGCAGGCCGCCCTGGCGCGGCGCTCGCTCGGTCAGCTTGATGCCGCAATTGACGCAGGTGGGACGCCAGTACTCCCCATCGAATGCGACATCGAGAAGCCTTTGCTGCTGTTCCTGCGTTCGCGTCGCAATCAAGGACAGCAGGCCGTCGACGTCCAGCAGGTTGATGCTGTTCGCTCTCCCGAATGTCACGGCGTCCGGCGTGAAAGTCGACGTCGTGGCGAACTGCCCGCGCTTGACATTGCGAGAGGCCATGACGCCGCGCAACTCACGGATCTTGTCGACGCCGACCCGCTTACCCTGCCAGTGCTTGCATTGAACGATGCTGACGGGCTCGCCGTCGGGCTGGGACTTCGAAAAGAGCCAGATGTCGACGCCGCCATCGGCGCCGTGCGATTGCGAACGGGTCTCGAAGCCGGCCTGAGCGAACAGGGCCTCCACCAAGGCCTCGAAGCGCCGCCATTCGATCACCGCGAAAACGGGCGGACCCCATGTTGTCGGGCGCGACGGTGCTACGCTGGTCGCATGCCGCTGGGGAAATGGGTCGATCATCACTGGCTCGATGCGCTCAACCGGGGGCGGCGGCCGATCCGGGCGTGCCACCGGTCTTGATTGAACGGCAGCCTGCGCCTCGTTGCGGGGCGTCATCGAAGGTGTCTTCTTGCGTAGAACCAAGGCCGTTACGCCGCAACCGAGCAGCAACAGCCATCCGATGTTCGACAGAGGTCGAATACCGGCGGCAATCGGCGATGTACCGAGAAGGTGAGGCAGAAGCACGAATGCGAGACCGAGTACCGCTCCCTTAATGACGGCCTCCTGGAGGCGCTGCTGTGCGTTCTTCTTGGACCGTCTGGCCATGTCGCCCTCCTTACGCGCGCCGATCATAGACGCGCCGAACCCTCAGGGACGCGGGACGGCTTCACGGTTTGCAGGGTGCAGATCTCGTCGGCGAGGTGGGTGTCGCGTTGATTCCCACGCGACGCCGTCGCCATCGATTGCTCGGCCAGCCAGCGGGCGCAAATAGCTTGTTAGGCTTGGCCATGAACTTTGAATCACACAGGCTTCCCTTCTCTTCGGTCCGGCGGCCTCACCACCGTCGGTTCCTCTGCCTCATGTCAGCGCTGATCGTAGGTTGCGCGGCGCCGACGCAAACTGCTCCATCGTCGAAAGACATCGAAGTCGCTTTCTCGCCGGAGGCAGGCTCGGAAGCGCTGGTCGTGAAAGTGATCGATAGCGCACGGCAATCCGTTCGATTGGCCGGCTACTCGTTCACTTCACCGGCGATCGTTCGTGCTTTGATGGACGCCAGGAAGCGCGGAGTGGATGTGCAGATACTTGTGGACGACAGAGGCAACCGTGGCAAAGCCAGCCTGTCAGCGATGAACCTTGTCGCCGGCGCTGGTATCCCGATGCGGGTGATCTCGACGTATGCCATCCATCATGACAAGTACATCGTGGTGGACGGCAAGCACACCGAGACGGGCTCGTTCAACTACAGCCAAGCGGCCGCCCGCACGAACTCCGAGAACGTGCTCGTGGTCTGGAACAACCCCCAAGTCGCCGCCCGCTATCTCGCGCATTGGGAGAACCGGTGGGCGCAAGGGATAGCCGTCGAGATGAGCTACTGAGATTGCGGCGTCGAAGTGGTGCCCGAAGGGCGTCCCGACACGTCGGAAGAGGCGTGCGGGGGCTGGCGCGTGCTTTCTCATAAACCTTCGTTTTCGAGAAGGACCTCACCGCAGGCTTCATCAATTCGGGTGATGTCAACTTCGTGGGGAGTCAGGGCATCAAGGCGCGCAGACTGGCGGTCCGGGCGGATCGCCACTAGGCGATAGTTTTTCTAGAATTGCTTGCCATACAACCTAGCGACGTGACAGGTCGTTACCATCAGCCGCATTATTTAGTCGTTCGGCAACTCTTAGTAGAGGTGCATATGAGTTTTGACGTCGCCCTTTCATTCGCGGGCGAAGATCGACAACACGCTAGGCAACTCGCCAACGAATTGCGAGCACGGAATATCTCCGTATTTTATGATGAGCACGAGCAAGCAACGTTATGGGGGAAAAACCTATATACCCATTTATCGAATATCTATCACAACGAAGCTACCTATTGTGTAGTTTTCTTATCTCGCCACTATGCAGAAAAGCGTTGGACGAATTTCGAACGTGAAACTTCGCAGGCTCGGGCATTTTCCGAGAATAGGGAGTACTTATTGCCGATAAGATTGGATGACACGGTCATTCCCGGACTGCTCACGACAGTCGCATTTGTTAAATGGCCACCACATAATGCTTCAAGTATCGCCGAGCTGCTTGAAGCAAAGCTGAAAACGATTCGAAAGCCGCCGGGTACCATTCGAGAGCCGCCTACTACACCTACCAAGCCTGCAGGCGAAAGCAACCAGCCCAGTCAGGGAGGTGAGAGGGGCGGAGAACGTAAGTCAAGAAATATAATATTTTTGCTCACAGCCATCGCGCTAATTCTTTCCATCTATTTCGTTCCAAAGCTTATCTCTAGATACGCTGAGCATCCACCTGAATCAGCGAATCCCGAAATTCGGCATGACTTAACTACAGAACAAAAAATAGCAATTGACGCATTCATTGCTCAAATTGCCAATAAACAAGTGGCACGCATTCTTGTGGACGGCTACACCGATTCATCAAGAGGGCGCGAGTTCAATCTGGCAATTGGCATGAGACGTTCTTATTTGGTTTCAAACTACTTGAACTTGGCTGGCGTACAAAACGATCTAGTTGAAACTAGCTCCTTTGGCGGCGAAAGAGTTAATAATGGTGACAGTACGCCTGGCCCGCGCCCTGAGGATAACCTTGTGGCAATTGAAGCACTAGCTGATGTCGAAAGTAGGAGGCTAATAGCGCGAGCAACAATTCGATTTTCAGGAAACGAATAAGGAGATCTTAACGCGCTGCTTGCCTTTCGCGACAGCCTGGCCATCGCCGAGACCCTCGCCGCGCGCGACCCCGACAATGCCGGCTGGCAGCGCGATCTTTCGGTCAGCCACGAGAAGATCGGCGACGTGCTCGTCGCCCAGGGCGACCTCGCCGGCGCGCTGCTGGCCTTTCGCGACAGCCTGGCCATCGCCGAGACCCTCGCCGCGCGCGACCCCGGCAACACCGGCTGGCAGCGCGATCTCTCGGTCAGCCACAACAAGATCGGCGACGTGCTCGTCGCCCAGGGGCGACCTCGCCGGCGCGCTGCAGACCTTTCGCGACAGCCTGGCCATCCGCGAGACCCTCGCCGCGCGGGACCCCGACAATGCCGCCTGGCAGCGCGATCTCTCGGTCAGCCACAACAAGATCGGCGACGTGCTCGTCGCCCAGGGCGACCTCGCCGGCGCGCTGCTGGCCTTTCGCGACAGCCATGGCCATCGCCGAGACCCTCGCCGCGCGCGACCCTGGCCACGCCGACTGGCAAGTCGACATTGCGTTTTTTGCTCGAAGCTTGGCATGCTTGTGGGACTACAGCAGGAGGATCGCCGCGCGCACTTACTGAAGGGGTTGGAGATCCTCTCAAGGGTCAAAGCCACGAACAGGCTCGCCCCGAGGCAGGATTACTGCGCCTGGTTCGAACAAGCGTTGAACGATTTGGACAGGTCTGCAGTAAGGCATCGATGAGGCTTCTCACAAACGAATGTTTGTGAGAAGCGCAGCGCGATCTCCTTTGCCCTCTGTTGGACCTGGGCCGGCCAATCGTCGGATACCACTCTCGATTGATCATTTCTGTTTTGCCGGCTGCCGCAAGAGTTTCGAGAGCCCCCCTTCAGACGGCATGGCGGGCGTCTCTCTCCCTGCTTTCCGAATGTCTTCGTGGCGATCCAAAACCGAATTTCGCGCATCAATTCCTGCCTGCCGCAAAACCGACATCCGACACAACCGCGAGCCCAGCAGGCACTTAGATCTCGGGAGGCGCCGACTCCTTTTGAGGAGGGGAGTCGTGGGTGGACACCGTAAGGGTTGCTGGGAGGGACATAGCAGGGAAGCCGCGAGTTGAGTGATCCAGGAAGGGATGCGAGAATTTAATATGAATCAGTAGCAGTAAATAGAACAGGTGCAGACAGCGCAGCATGCTATCAAGACCAGCTTGGATCTCAGCCGTAGTCTCGCCAGCGATAATCGATCCGCCGTGCGTGGATCGGTTGCGCACAGCCCGCCAAGCGGCCTCAAGCTCCAAACGGAACCAACCTTCAGCCGCCAATGCTTTCAAGGCCGCACTGGGAGACTTTCCCTTGATACTTGAGAGCGCCCCACGCCCCCGTTTCTTCATTTGCTCGTCGACCGGAGCGGAAACAAGGTGCTGCGCCATGGCGTCGGCCGCCGCCTGAACGGCGGGTTCCTCCTGCATTCGGTTTGAGAATAGTTCGCGGAGCATCCGCTCTACGCCGACACCGAGTGGCAGCGATGACGCTACGAGCCCTTGATCCCAGGCCGCCAGTATGCTGAGCCAGCAGTCGTAGAAGGGACAACTGCCAGCATGCGCGACTTTTGCGTACGCCGCCACGAAGGCAACGTGCGAACGATATTGCCGGCTATCAAATGGCGGCCAGATCGTCTTGCCGAGGTGGGCGAGCGGCACAGAGAAGATTCTCGTCGTCTCTAAGCTTTCACCGCGGCTAATCTGAGAAGAGATCGTCATCTGAGTGCCTGATGCGATTGCAAGGCCCTCAAGCAATCTTGACGCCGCGACTATGTCTACCTCTTTCACATCATTATGTGCAATAAGCAGGAGGTAGCCTTTGCGTTGGAAGATCGTCACACGGCTACCGTCAGGTGACTCAAGGTTCAGCTTGGTCATCGAGCTAGAACCGTTCCGCTCCTCCACAGCGTTGCAGGGGATGATGGCGCTCGTGTGTACGACCAACTCGAGGCTGTTGCTCTTACCACCAACAAACGGCGGACTACTGCTTGCAATAAATGGCAAGCTCGCTTGCACATCGCTGCCGTCAACCGCCGCATGCACGTTTTCACTTATGGTGAAACGTTCCGACGTCCAAGTGCTTCCGTTCGGAGCGGTAGCCGTCATCGTGAAGAAGGCGTCATCCGGCAGAAGTTCGCCAGCTTGACCACGTAATTCCAGTGCTTCGCCAAGGGCTACCCGTTCGGTTGCGAACATTCGTAGTTCCAGCGCGCCATCCGTTCCGCGAACAATGGTTGCTGGCCCAGTTCGCGTCTGTGGTGGGTTTGAATTGGACCGCGTCAATACTGCGGTAGGAAATACATATTCCCGATTTGGGCCAATTTGTCCTTCCAGACTCGAAATCGATGCCATCTTGAGGTGCCTTTTTGTGCTGCTGATTTTGCGAGTCGCGTTTCCGCATTACTCTGCGATGGAAAGTATGGCGACCAACTGGTTATTTAGGCACTGTGCCGCCTAGCGCTTGACATAAAAAATCGATCCGAATTTACCAAGGGCGAGTTGCTCGGTCGAATTCTTGCTCGTATCTGAAATGCAGCTGTGACGTGTAGACCGCGTTTTGCCGATTGCCTGCAGAGCGCAATCTGACGAGCGTCCTGCGGCACCCACCGCGAGCGTAGCGAGAACGAAACGGCCCTCTCGATCCCTCGATTCCACTGGCTCATCCGCAGAAGTCCCCAGTCCAATCTGAGAGTACCCTGCGATCGAAATCGATTGATCTGTTGACCCGTGGCAATGTTAACTCGTACGCATGCGATATGCTCGCCGCTACCGACCGCTAGTCCTACTCTGGAGTTCCCTGCATGGCGTCACTCGACCAGATCCGCATCGACCTCGAAGGTATCGCCCACGTGCTGGCCGACAATCGCGTCAAAGTTCCAACTTTCCAGCGCTCGTACGCATGGGAGGAGACCCATGTTAAGGATCTACTCCGCGACGTAGCCGATGCGATCAAAGCGGGAACGAATGAATATTTTCTGGGCTCAGTAGTCGTTTCGACTGAGCACGCAGGGGTTCTTGAAGTCATCGATGGTCAGCAGCGGCTTGCCACAGTGACAGTGTTCCTTGCCGCCATTCGCGACTACCTTCTCGAAAACCAACAGGAGGATCGAGCTTCGTCGCTGGAGGCTGACTACCTTCTGAAGCGAGATCTGCGGACGCAGGAGCCTTTGTCTCGACTTACGCTTAATGACATTGACCACGACTTTTTCCAAAAGGCGATATTAGCCCGGCCGGGGACTTCAGATCGGAAGGTGACGCCAACTCGGAACTCACATCAGTTGCTGCTCGCGGCTCGCGGAGCAGCTCAGAGGCACATACAGGCAGTGGTTACGACATCCAAAGCGCCAGTCGACGGCCTCGTTGACTATATCGAGTATCTTAGCACTCGAGCGAAGGTCATCTTGGTCCAAGTACCTGACCACTCGAACGCATTCACAATCTTTGAGACTCTGAATGACCGTGGGATCGATCTTGCGATTTCCGACCTTCTAAAGAACTATTTATTCTACCGCGCTGAGAAGCGCATTACCGAAGTACAGGCGGCGTGGGCGGCGATGCTTGGTGCACTGACCGCCGTCGATACGGACGCATCTGTGGTCGACTACATCAGGCACTACTGGTCATCACTGAATGGGGCGACTCGCGAGCGCGATCTGTACGCGGCGATCCGCAAGCGCATTGCGGGTAAGCAAAACGCAGTCGATCTCTCGCGCGGACTGGAAACGGCTGCACGTCACTATGCTGCGATCTTGAGTCCTGCGCACGAGCTGTGGAACGAATACGGCTCGACAACTCGGCAGCATGTCGAGACTATCAATTTGCTGCGGATGGTACAGGTTCGCCCCTTGTTGCTTGCAGTCTTGGAAAAGCTATCCATTGCGGAGGCAAGGAAGGCGTTTCGCCTTGCCGTAGCCTGGGGAGTTCGCTTCCTTATACATGGCGGACTCGGGGGAGGAGTCTTGGAGGACAGCTACTGTGAGCGCGCCAAGAGCATCCACGCTGGGACGATCACTACCGCAAAGCAGCTCTCGGCTGCCATGGTGCCTGTCGTTCCATCTGATGGAGCATTTGAGGCTGCTTTCGCCAACGCCTCTGTTTCGCAAGCGTATCTGGCACGGTACTACCTTCGTGTCCTAGAGAACCAAGCGCGCGGCGAGTCGCAACCGGAGCTCGTCCCGAACCCGAACCAGGAAGAAATTAACCTTGAGCACGTTTTTCCGCTGAAACCTGAAAAGAAATGGCCCGATTTTGATGACGACTTAGCCAAGGCTTTCCAGCGCCGGCTGGGGAACATGGCGCTTCTCCAGCAGCGGCCGAACTCGACCTTGAAGAGCGAGTCGTTTAGCAAGAAGCGCCCGATTCTCGCAGCCTCAAATTACAAGCTAACGGCAGAGATCGGCATGGAGACAATATGGGACGCATCGACCATCAATGCACGTCAATTGAAGCTCGCGAAATTGGCGGTCGCGGCATGGTCAACCAAGGTTTGACGAACCGCATCCGATCTGCCAGCAGGAGCGACCGTTGATTGCGGGCGGGTCAGGGAGCTGTAAGCAGAATTGGCACGAGGCGCAAGATGCCTGGGCTTCGCTTGGCTCGACGTGATGCTGGGAAGCCGACGTTTTCGGCGGGGCAGTGTGGCCGCCTCCGGAACTTGCAGGGGCCGCCTACGCGCCTCAATCAGCAGCGTTGAACTCGGCTGCCAGGTCGTCGAACCGATGGCTCAAGACGACCAAAATATGTGGGTGTCGCCTCGTTTTCGCTGATCCCCTCGATCACCGGGTGCTAACAGAGACCCGTACTAGCTTGATTTCGCCGCAGGTCAAGTTCCCCGATGTCTCCTAAACAGGAGACATCGGAGTTCTTGCCCATGCCATCGCCGCTGCCTAAAACTATCTCACCCCGGTCGACATTTGACATCTAGTCGGTAGACAGTCCCGGGGCAGTTCCCGACTTCGCCTCGGCGCGGTGCAGTCCCGGCTTCGCAGACTTTCCCGGTCAACGGGGCGACCTTTTTGCGAAGGCCCACCGTGATCACGATCGCCCGCACTGGCAGTGCCGCAGCAGTCGCCGCGGAGGTCCGGGATGTTCCGGCCCGAGTCCTGCCGTACGCCGCGAGTGCTGCACTGACGCGCACCGCGCTGGCAGCGCAGAAGCTCATCGTCGAGCGCATGCCGAGCGTCTTCGATCGCCCGACGCCCTACACCCTCAATGCGACCCGAGTCGTTCCGAGCACCGTGCAGACGCTGCTCGCCCGTGTGGCGGTCAAAGACCAAGCCGGTCGTGGCATTGCTCCCGAGGCGTTTCTGCTGCCCGAGGTCGCAGGTGGCTCGCGCAGTGAGAAGCGCTTTGAGCGTGCCTTGCGCTACGCGGGCATCCTGCAGCCCGGCGAGCGCGTGGTACCTGGCGTCGATGCGCCGCTCGACGCCTTCGGCAATCTGCAGCGCTCGGTCCTGTCGCGCATTCTGGCCGTCACTGCGGCCAGGCCCAGCTTGAAGCGTCGCAGTAAGGCCAGCCTTGCCGAGGGCACCCTCTATTTCGTCGGCGCGATCCGCGGGCAGCGCGGCGTCTGGCGCCGCGACGGCCGTAAGCTGTCTCCGATCCTCATCTTCGTTCGCGCCCAGCCGCACTACCGGTCACGCCTCGACTTCGAGAGCATCGCCCGAGCCGCCGCCGAAGCCAATTTCCCCCGCGAATTCCAAACCGCCGTTGCAGCACTGCGGCAGCGCATGGGGTAGGCCATGGCCACGTCCGAACTCGAACAACTCGAAGCACGGCTCGCGAAGTACATCGAAGCCGAGAACGCGGTCCTCAAGCGCCAGGAGTACCGGGTCGGCGAGGGCGCTACCGCACGTGTCTTCAAGTTCGCCGACTTGGCCGAGATCCGGGTGCAGATCAATGCCATGACCACACGCATCCACATCCTGCTGTTCGCCGCCGAGCGCCGCCGGCGGGTTTTCTTCGTCCGCTATTGATCGGTGGGAGCGATGCCATGAGATCCGACACCTCAGACTTCGCGGTCAGTGCGGTCGAGCTTGCGCAGCCCATCGAGGCAAGACGGCCATGAAGCACATTGCCCGCCGCAAAGTCGCTGTCAGGCCGTCGACGGCCGTTCCTGCTGCCCTGGCAAGCGACACCCTCGGTGGAGCCTTCGCGCCGCTGAACGGCTTTCGCTGGGTGACGATCCCGCGCGACGCGAACGCCGACACCCTGCGGCCATTGCCGCTGCAGCGAGCGCAAAGCCGCGACCTGGCACGCCACAACCCGGTCGTCGTCGGTGCGATGGGCACGTACCTCGACCGTGTCGTCGGCACCGGCCTGGCGCTGGTTGCGGCTCCGGATCGCCGCGTCCTCGGCTGGTCGGACGAACGCGCGGAAGCCTGGAAGCACCTCGTGCAGACCGAGTTCTCGCTCTGGGCCGACAACGCCGACTGCGACATCACCGCGGCCGGCAATTTCTACCAGCGCCAGCGCGTCGTCGCCGGCGCACGCGCCGAATCGGGCGACTGTTTCTCGCTGCTGCCCGACGGAGAGCAGACACCAACGATGCCGTATCGCCTGCGACTGCAGTTGCTCGAAGCCGACCGTATCGGCAATCCCGGCGGATTGTCCGACACGGCGGACACCGCGGGCGGCATCCAGCGCGATCCGAACGGGCGGCCGCTGCGCTACTTCGTCTACCACCGCCACCCTGGTAGCAGCTACGCCACCAGCGACCGCTTCGCCGGCCAATGGGTCGATGCCATCGGCCCCAGCGGACGCCGGCGCATGCTGCACCACTGGCAGCCGACGCGGCCCGAGCAAAGCCGTGGCGTGCCCTGGTTCGCGCCGATCGTCGCGTTGCTGAAGGACCTGCACGCCTACACCGACGCGGAACTCAAGGCCGCGCTCGTCAGCTCGTTCTTCACGACCTTCGTGCTCACCGAGACCGGCGACCCTGCGCCGATCTTTGCCGGCGCCACACTTGACGAGGGCCGCGCCGATCCGAGCGAGATCCGCATGGGTCCGGGCGCCGTGGTGGGCCTGGCGCGCAACGAGAAGGTCGAGTTCGCCGACCCATCCCGTCCGAACACTGCCTTCGAAGCCTTCGTCAACGCCGTCACGGTGCAGATCGGCATGGCGCTGAGCATCCCGTTCGAGCTGCTGACGAAGCGCTTCAACGCCAGCTACAGCGCGTCGCGCGCGGCGCTGCTCGATGCCTGGATGTTCTTCCGCACGCAGCGAGCCTGGCTCGCGTTGAGCTTCTGCCAGCCGAGCTACGAGACCTGGCTCGCCGAGGCCGTGTCGATGAACCGCGTGGCCGCACCGGGCTTCTTCAGCGATCCGCTGCTGCGCTGGGCCTACACCCGGGCCGCGTGGCACGGCGACAGCCAGGGCTCGATCAATCCGAAGGACGAAGTGGCCGCCTATGCGGCGGCCCTCGACGCCGGACTGATGACCCACGAGCGCGCCGAGTGGGAGCTCTTCGGTTCCGACTGGAACGTGACCCTGGCACAGAAGGTGGCCGAACACCGCCGCCTGGCCGCGGAAGGCCTGCTGCCCCCGCCCAAGCCCGGCGCTGCAGCAGGCCCCGGCGAGCCTTCGTCCCCTGTGTCCTCGCCCGCGCCCGCAACCGACACCGAGGTCCAGCCATGAGCACCGGTGAGACCGACTTCGGCGGCATCCTGTCCACGCTCGCCGCCGCATTGGGCGGCGGCGGCGCGGCGCTGATGATCATGCGTCGGCGGCTGAGCCGCGATGGCTCCGAGATCGCCAAGGACCGCGCCGAGGTCAACCTGGTCGCGACCCTGCAGAGCGAGCGCGACGCGGCCCTGGCGGCCGAACGAAGCGCCTTGGCGGCCCATACCGACGATGCCCGCTCGATCGAGCGCCTGACGGCGAGCAACGAGTACCTGACGCGCGAGCTGGCGCGCGCGACCAAGGACCTGGTGCGCCTGCGCGGCCTGGTCGCTCGGCTGGCACCGCAGGCCGCGCCCTTCATGGCCTCGACCTTCGGGCCCGAGAGCGCGCAGGGCAGTGCGCAGGCCGCGTCGGGCGCCGAACCGCGCCTGTGGGGCCGCCGTACCACCGACCGCATCGGCCCGCCACCGGACGGAGCGACCCCGCCATGAAGCTCATCGACCTGATGACGAGCCCGTGGGCGATCGAGCCGGCGAGTCTGCGCGAGGTCTGCGCGATCTACCGTCTGCACGTGCGCGGCGAGAAGGCCGACATCCCGGCGATCGAAGCGCGGCTCGGCCAGACGCTCGCCTACGAGCAGCGGCCGTACGAGGTCATCGACGGTGTCGCGGTGCTGACTCTCGAAGGCGTGATGGCGCCCAAGGCCAACCTGCTGATGCAGGTCAGCGGCGGCATCAGCACCCAACTCGCGCAACGCGAGCTGCGCGCCGCGGCGCGCGACCCGGCGGTGCGCAGCGCCATCCTCGCCTTCGACTCTCCCGGCGGCAGCGCGATCGGTGCTCCCGAGTTCGCCCAGGCGGTCGCCTATTTCCGGGCGCAGAAGCCCTTGCTGACCTGGAGCGACGGACAGCTCGCCAGCGCGGCCTATTGGGCCGCGGTCGCGTCGGACGGCATCTACATCAGCGGCAGCACCGTGATGACCGGCAGCCTCGGCGTCGTCCTCACGCACGTCGACACGAGCAAGGCCGACGAAGCCGCCGGCGAAGTGGTGACCGAGATCACCGCCGGTCGCTACAAGCGCATTGCGAGCCAGCACCGACCTTTGAGCCCCGAGGGCCGCGCGAGCCTGCAGGACCAGGCCGACTACGTCTACGGCCTGCTGGTCGACGACGTCGCCGCGTACCGCGGCACCACGGTGGACGTCGTGCTCGACCGCATGGCCGATGGCCGGACCTTCATCGGCGCGCAGGCCATCGCGGCCGGCCTCGTCGACGGCGTCGCCACCTTGGACCAACTGATCGCTGAACTGTCCGCGAGCGGTACGCGCCGCCGCGTCATCCCGCGGAGCGCCGGCGTGGCGCTGGCGCCCGCATCCCATCTCATGCCAGGAGGAGCCATGCCCCAAGAACAGACACCATCCCTCACGCCAGCGCCTTTGACTCGCGAGACCTTGGAGCGTGATCACCCAGATCTCTTCGGGACCTTACGCACCGAGTGGCTGGCCGCCGGTGCCCTCGCGGAGCGCGAGCGCATCCGCGCGGTGCGCGAGCAACTGCTGCCCGGCCACGAGAGCCTGATCGATCGCCTTGCGGCGGACGGCCACAGCACCGGCGGCGATGCGGCCGCAGCGGTGCTCGCGGCCGAACGCCTGACCCGTGCTGCCGCGCTGGCAGCCCACGCCGCCGATGCCCCGCCCGCCGTGCCGACGAGCCCGGCGCCGGCGCCGTTCGAAGCCAAGGACCGGGCTGCCCAGCTGGCCGAGGCCAAGGCCTATGCGGCCGCGCACGGCGTCGGCTTCATCGCCGCGTTGAAGCAACTCGGCCTTGCCTGAGTCGGGAGTCCGACTCACCCACTTCTTCAGGGAGATCCCGCCATGAACATCTCGATCCTCACGCTGACCGTCAAGGCCGCCGTCGAGCTCCAGCCCAACCGCGGCGTCACCGTCGCCGGTGGCATCCCCGCGTCCGGCTCGGACGTGATCGGCTTCAGCCGCTCGGCCGGCGGACCCGGCGACCTGATGCCGGTCGACGTGCTCGGCACGACGATGGCCGAGGCCGGTGCGGCGGTGCCCGCGGGCGCCTACGTCGAGGTCGATGACGAAGGCCGCATCGTGCCGCACGCCTCGGGCGTCAAGGTCGGCCGCCTGGCTCCCGGTCAGTTCGCCGCGACCCGCGCCGGCCAGGTCGTCGAGATCCTGCTGCTGCCGAACTGATGGCCGGTTAGCCGCAACCTTCTACCGGAGCCCACCATGCCTCAAATGACCCCCTCCCAGGCCCGCGTCATCGACCCGATCCTCACCGAGGTCGCACGCGGCTTCGTCAGCGTCGGCACACCCGTGGCCGACATCCTCTTTCCGCGCGTGCAGGTCGGCCAGCGCGGCGGCAAGATCATCAGCTTCGGCCCGGACGACTACCGCCTCTACAACACCGCCCGGGCGCCCGGTGCGGCGACGAAGCGCGTGCGTTACGGCTATGCCTCGGGCGACTTCGCGCTGGTCGACTACAGCCTCGAAGGCGAGGTGCCGATCGAACTGCAGCAGGAGGCCGAAACCGTGCCCGGCATCGACATGGGCGCGGGCGCTGTGAATTCGGTACGCACCGCGCAAGCCATCGAGCGCGAGAAGCAGGCGAGCGACTTGGCCCTCGATCCCGGGGCCTACACCTCGGGCAACAAGCAGGCGCTCGCCGCCGGCTACCGCTGGGACGACGACGGCGGCGATCCGGCGCGCGATGTGAACATCGGCAAGGAGACGATCCGCTCGCAGATCGGCGTGCGGCCCAACGTGCTGATCGCCGGCCCGAAGTCGATCAGCGCCTTGCGCAACAACCCGAAGCTGCTGGCTCGTCTCAGCATCACCGAGATGCGCACCCCGGCCACCCTGGCGCAGCTGGCCTTGCTGCTCGAAGTCGAGCAGGTCATCGAGGCGAGCGCCGTCTACCACGACGGCACCAAGTTCGTCGACATGTGGGGCGCGGCCGCGATCCTCGCCTACACCAAGCCGGCCAGCTTGAGCGCGCGCGGTTCGCCGAACTACGGCTACACCTACCAGCTCGCCGAGTATCCGTATGCCGAGGATCCGTACTTCGAGCGCAACACCAAGACCTGGTACTACCCGGTGACCGATGCGCGGCAGGTAGTTCTGGTCGGGCCGGCGGCCGGCTTTCTCTTCATGAATACGGCGTCGGCGGCGCAGCAGTTCTTCGGGGCGGCGGCCGTGGCCAACGCTTAGGAGGAGCAGTGCGATGGACGCTCACATTGCGGTCTTCTTCGCGGTCGAGGACGGCGCGGTGCCGGTGCGCCGTCGTCGGGCCGGCGTGGAGCACCTGGTCTTCTACGCTCACTCGGGACAGAGCGACGCTGATGCCTTGCAAGGCTATGCCTCGCAGCCGCGGTACGAGTTGCACTTCGCGGCCACGGACGTACACGACGACGACGAGCTCGACAGCGAGGGTCGGAGCTACCGCGTGCTGCGGGCACTGCGCGTCAACGACGGCCAGGAGATGCACGCCTATCTCGATCCGGTCGAGCCGGCAGTGCCGTGGGACGGCCCGGAGGCGACGCCATGAACAGCCATCGCTACGCGCTGCACCACGCACTCTACGAGGTGGTCCTGACGACCGCCGGTGCGCATCGGGCCCTCGCGGCATTGAACCCGCCGCTGCCGGTCGCGCTGCCGCAGCCGGGCTGGGGCCGCATGCTCTTCCTGCTTGATCGCGGCGACGAGCTGGTCGACCAGCCGAACCAGATCGAACACCGTCGCACCCGTTGCGTGATCGGTGCCTTGGTGCGCGCCGGCGTCAGTGCAGCGCTCGATGTCGACCAACTGCACTTCGCGACCCGCATCGCGATGCGCGGCGCAAGAACGGCACTGGCGCAGATCGATCGGGACAAGCCCGCGCCGATCCTCAGAGAAGTGCAGATCGAGCCTGAGCTGCGCGACCTGAAGAGCGATGGCGCACTGCTGCTGAGCGCCTACGAGATCGAGTACTTCGAGACCTATCCGGAGGCGTAAGCCTCGGACACTTCGCTTCACAAGAGCCCAGGGAGAACCACCATGACCGCCAACAGCTTTCGAGGCGCGGGCCGCGTGCTCGCCGACGTCTTCGTCGACGGCGCGCCGAGCGGCACCTACGTCGAATTCCGGCAGATCGCGCAGTTCAGCCTGAAGTCGCAGTCCGACATCCAGAACGCCACGTCGCACGACTGGCTCGACTTCGGGCAGATCACCGACAGCGTCGCGATCCCGAAGGAGCCGGAGTTCTCGATGAAGGTGCTGCAGATCGACAAGGACAGCCTGCGCATCGCGCTGATGGCGACCGCATCGGTCGTGGCCGAAGCCGCAGCCACGATCACCGACGAGGCCGTGACGCTCCAGCCGGGCGTCTTCGTGCCGTTGAAGTACCGCAACCTGGCCGCCGACGGCCTCAAGGTGACGAGCGTCGATGCGGCGACCGTCTACGTACTGGGCAAGGACTACGACGTCAACTTCCGCTTCGGCCTGCTGCGGGCCTTGCCGGGCGGGGCGCTGGCGGTCAAGACCCCCGTGCTCGTCGACTACACCACCCACGCGATCGCGAGCACGCGCCTCGCCGGCGCCAGGGTGCCGAGCCTGCGCGCCAAGCTGCTCTTCGACGGTATCAACCTGGTCGACCAGCACCCCGCGCTCGCGACCGTCTGGGACGTGCTGCTGACGCCGCAGGGCGACGTCGACCTCATGAGCGACAAGTGGGTTGAGCTGCAGCTCAACGGGGCGATGCGCACGCCGGCGGGCAAGGACTCGCCGTACGAAGTCGAGCTGTTCGAGCACCTCTGATCTGCGCGCTTGAACGACGCGTGATTGCGCGAAGGCAGCGCCATGGCCACCGATCCCAAGATCCGCTACGACATCCAGGCGACCGCGACCGGTGGCCCGGAGGTCGATCGCCTGGCGACCGAGCTGGAGAAGCTCGACGCGAGCATCGATCCGGGGCTTGCCGCGCGAGCACGGGCGCTCGCGGCCGAGGTCCGCCAGCTCGGTGAGCAGCAGGCTGCGATCGAGACCTTCGTCGAGCTGAAGGGTCGCACGCAGGAAGCGCGCGCCGCGCTTGACGAGGCGCAACGGGCCGCCCGGCAGATGGGCGCGGAGCTGGCTGTGTTGGACACGCCGACGAAGGCGCAAGCCGGCGCGATGCAGAAACTGCGCGACGCGGTGCGCGACGCCAAGGCCGAATTGATCGCGCAGACGCAACGCCTCGATGCATCCCGCGCGGAGCTGGCCGAGGCCGGCATCGCGACCGAAGGCCTGGCGTCGCGGCAAGTGGCCTTGCGCACAGCACTGCGCGCCTCGGGCGAGGAAGCCGCAGCGCTCAAGACGCAACTGTCGGAGCGGCTCGCCGCCGCGCGGACCCAGGCCGACGAGGAAGTCCGGCTGAACCAGCGGATCGAAGCCAGCATGCGGGAGCTGACCGCCGCCGCGCAGCAGGAGCTGCAGGCCGAGCGCCTGGCCGCCGAGGAGGCAGTGGCGCTGACCCGGCGTGTGCAAGCGGCCGAAGCCGAGGCCGCCGCGGCCACCGCCGCGCGCGGCCGGGCCCGCACGGCGGATCTGGATTCGTATCGGGCGGCGCAGACCGCGTCGATCGCGAAGGAGCGCGAGCAGTCGGCCGCGATCGGGGAGGGGAGTGCGAAGGCGAGCGTCTTCAGGGAGGTCATGACCGGACTCGGCCCGATCATCGCCGCCGTCTTTGGTGCCGAGCAGGTGATGGCCTTCGCTGGACACCTGGCCGAAGCCAGCGCCCAGGTGACGAACCTCAAGGCGCGGCTCGGCCTGGTCACCGCCGAGGGGCAGGACCAGGCCAAGGTCTTCCAGCAGGTGTTCGACATCGCCCAGGCGACCGGTGCACCGCTGGCGGCCACTGGCACGCTCTTCACGCGCCTGGCCGGGGCGACCAAGGAAGCCAAGGCGACGCAGGCCGAGATGCTCGGCGTGACCAAGGCACTGACCCAGTCCTTGGCGATCAGTGGCGCGACGACAGCCGAGACCGAATCCGCCACGGTCCAGTTCAGCCAGGCGATGGCGCGCGGCGTGCTGAACGGCGAGGACCTGCACAGCGTGATGGAATCGGCGCCGCGCCTGGCCACCGCGATGGCCGCAGGCCTCGGCATCTCGACCGGCAAGCTGCGCGAGTGGGGCGAGCAGAACCGGCTGACCAGCGAGGTCGTGGTCAAGGCACTGCTGGCGCAGTCGAAGACGATCGACGATGAGTTCGGCAAGCTGCCGGTCACGATCGCGCGCGCCGGCCAGCAGCTCAGCAATGCCTGGGGCGTGTTCCTGGAGAAGCTGGACTCGACCTACCAGGTCAGCGCCCACGTGGCCCAGGGACTGAGCTTCGTCAGCGAGCACATCGACGAGCTGTCGCGTGTCGCCACGGCCTCGGTGCAAGGGACCGCCGGCGTCCCGAAACTCGTTCAAGCCCTGGCCGACCTGTACCAGAAGACCAAGGAGGGCAAGCAGCCGGTCGACGACTCGGCCGCCGCGCTGGCGGCGCAAGCCGCTGCCGCCAAGCTCGCCGCCGATGCGGCGGCCGGCCTCACGCCCGAAGCGCAGAAGCTCATCGCGGCCTTCGAGGCCCTCGTGCAAAAGGGCGAGCCGGCCTCGAAGGCCATCGAGGCGGTGCAAAAGGCCCTGGACTTCAGCACGCCGAAGGGCATCGCCGATGCGGCCGCCGCGCTCGACGAGCTGCGCAAGACCGGTGCCATCAGCGCGAAGGCGCTGCACGACGCCTGGATCTCGGGGCTGAAGGACATCAACCTGGCCGACTTCGGCAAACAGGCCCGCTTGATGTTCGACAGCTCGGAGCAGGGCGCACGGCGGCTGCAGGCCGCGCTCGATGCGGTCAACAGCGAAGCGCTGGCACGGGCCGGCACCTCGGTGCTGGAGCTGCGCACCGGCTTTTCGACGACCTTCAAGAGCGCGATGGCCGATACCGATGCGCTCGTGACGTCGATCAAGCGCATCGGCGCGACAGGCGATGAGGTCGGCCGCGTGCTGAGCCAGTCGCTGGACAAGGACCTGGCCGCGGCGCACACCGAGAAGGCAGTGCAGGCCGTCATCGACAAGTGGCGGGAGCTGGGCAAACAGGGGCTCGTCAGCGGCGAGCAGCTGACCGCGGGTCTGCAGAAGGCGAAGGACAAGCTCGAGGAACTGACGCCAGGCATCCAGGGCTTGAGCGAAGCGCTGCACAGCTTCGGCCTGAAGACCAAGGCAGAGCTGCAGGACGTGGCCGACAAGAGCGCGCAGGCCTGGAAGATCGTCTCGACGAGTGCCGGCGTCAGCCTGCAGGACCAGGTGATCGCGTTCAACAAGTATCACGACGATGCAGTGGCCGCCAACGGCGGCGTCGAGAGTTCGACCTTGGCCGCGCAGCGCCAGATGCTGCAATGGAAGATCGACGCGTCGACCGCCGCCGACGGCATCGTCGGCAACCTCAGCCGGGCCGGCACGAGCGTCGACGGGCTGCGCTCGAAGATCGACAGCGTCACCGCCGCCTACCGCCGCCTCGAAGACCAGAGCGGCCGGGCGGCGTCGAGTGCGAGCGGCAGTCTCGATGCCCGCAACAAGGCCGACTTGTCGACGACGGGACGCTTCGATGCGCTCGACGCCCCCGGCAACGGCGGCGGCGGCCTGCAGGCGCTGCAGGACAAGCTCAGGGCCGGCACCCTCACACCCGACGACATGGCCACCGCGCGCGCCGTGCTGGAGGCGGCCCAGTTCAACAAGGACCAGATGGAGCAGGCCCTGAAGGTCAACGCCGCCGCCTTCACGACGAACTACATCACCGCGACCAACGGCGCAGTCATCGCGGCGCAAACCATCCTGCAGAAGATTACCGAGCTGGCCGCGCAAGCCGCCCAGGCCTCGAAGGACATCGATACCCCATCCCCGTCGCCGGCGCCCTCACCAGCGCCTGCACCGACATCGGCAGCGCCCGTGCCGGCGCCGCATCCGGCTCTTGTACCGACGCCGGCGCCGAACCCGCTGACCCCGTACACCACCGCGGCCGCACGCACCGTCAACATCGACTTCAGCGGCCGGCGCGTGGCCTCCATCAACGTGGCCACGCAGGCCGACTCGGATGCGCTGGTGACGCTGCTGCGCAGGCTCGAATCCGCGAAGGGGGTGGCAGCATGAGCATCACCCTCTCGGCCGACGGCGTCACCGTCGAGCTGCAGCCGGACATGTTCTGGTCCGACGAGCTGAGCTGGGCGTCGGTGGCCCAAAGCGCCGATCGCGCCATCACCGGCGCCCTGATCGTCAGCATGGTGCAGCTGCAGGGCGGCCGGCCGATCACGCTGGAGCCGATGGACGACGCCTCCGGGTGGATCCCGCTGTCGGCCGTCGAGCAGCTCCAGGCCTGGGCGGCCGTCGCCGGCCAACAGATGCAGCTCGCCATTCGGGGCATGACGCTCACGGTCATCTATCGGCATCAGGACGCCCCGGGGCTCGACCCCACGCCGATCGTCAAGGTGCGCAACCCGCGCAGCGCCGACCGCTATCGCGTGACCTTGAAGCTGATGGAGGTCTGAGCCATGGCCATCCTCAGCGGCAACATCAAGCTCGCGGCCTCGCAGGTCATGGACGACGTGCCCGAAGGCGGCGGCGCGCCCACGGGTACCAAGATCGCCGACGGGGTCAGCAACGCGATCTTTCCGGACATCAGCGAGCTCGATCGCGCCGGCGGCCGGGTCAACCTGCGCAAGGTCTTCGTCACGGTCGACACCGACGACACCGACAGCTATTTCGGCTGTAACCTCATCGTGGCCGAGCCGCCGCGCGATCCACGGGTCAGCGTCACGCTCTTCACCACGCGCGATACCTTCGACCGGCGCCTGGCGGCGCGCCGCGCGATCGAAGCCTACCTGGCGGTCGGCTCGGCCTATGCCGGCTATCTGTTCGGCAACCACCTGGACGGACAGAGCACGGTCACGCTGCTGCAGCGCGAGAAGACGGCCTTGCCGGTGACCGGATCGACGCTCGTGCTGCGCCGCTTCGAAGGCCAGCCGACCGAGGCCGAGCAGTACATTCGCATCACCCACGTCGATGCGCAGCTGCGCACCTTCACCGACGACAGCGGCGACTTCACCCGCGTCGAGGTGGTGCTGGGCTTGAGCGACCAGCTGCGCGGCAAGTTCCCGGGCTTCGATGCGATGCGCCAGGACGCGGCGATCAACTACACCGGCAAGACCAAGGTGTACGACACCATCGTCGCCGATGCCGCGCGCTACTACGGCGTCGTGCCGCTGGCCAAGGCGGCCGGCGTCGGGGACATCAGCGTGCATGCGGCGGGCATCTTCACGCAGCTGGTGCCGAGCGCCCAGGTCGAGACGCCGATCGCCGATGCGCGGCTGAACCAGCAGTCGGCGCTGACCGTGCCCGGCGCCTCGGGCAGGCTGACGCGCCAGGGCTACTTCAGCTTGCGCCCCGACGTGAACCTGTACATCGGCGGGGCGCTGCTGCCGGGCAGCCTGAAGCTGGTCCTGGCGGGCAAGACACTGACCGACGATGGCGGCTTGTTGATCAACCAGGCCGACGGCACGCAACTGGGCACGGTCGACTACGGCAACGGCGTGCTGTCCGTCAACACGCTGGTGAGCAACGGCGAGAACGGCACGCTCGGCTGGACGCCGGGCGCCGTCGTCAGCCTGGTGGCCGAGTCGATCGGTCTGGAGGTGACGCAGGAAGGCCAGCGCCTGACCTGGGTCTTCAGCCTGCTGCCGGTGCCCGCCAAAGGCTCCCTCACGATCAGCTACCTCGCCGGCGGCCGCTGGTACGTGCTCAACGACAACGGGGCAGGGCAGGTCAAGGGCACCGACACCGGCCATGGGTCGGGGTCGATCAATGCGAGCACCGGCACCGTGAGCTTGACCTTGGGTGCCTTGCCCGACGTCGGCTCCAAGATCATCGTGAGCTACGCGCCGGTGCAGGTGGTGCCGCCGACCGTGCCTGCCGTGCTGAGCAAGCAGAGCAGCGATGTCCGCTTCTGCTGGCGATACCCGCTCGATGAAGCGGTCGTGCCGGGCTCGGTGCGCCTGTCCTGCGCGGACTACTGGGGCACGGGCAGCGTGGCCGACAACGGTGCCGGGCTGCTCGGCGACACCGACGCCCACGGCGCCGCCATTGCCACCGGCACCATCGACTATGGCTGGGGCGAACTGCTGGTCGCTTTCCGGAACCTGCCCCCCAAGGGTACGGCGCTGACGATCAAGTACACCAAGGCCGTGCAGCACACCGAGCAGGGGCTGGTGATGGCCGAGCAGAGCGCCAGCTATGCGCTGACCTTGCCGGGTGGGGTGCGGCCGCTGTCGCTGCACTTGATGGCCTACGTCGGCTACAAGGGCTGGAACTTCCCAGGCGTCGACTACCCGGCGTACCAGGTGGCCCAGCTGACCGACGACGGCGCTGGGCGGTTGCTGTGGGCCGAGGGCGTCGCCGGCACGATCGACTATCCCTCCGGCGCGGTCGTGCTGAACAAGCAATTCGACATCACGACGACGCACAGCCAATGGCGGCGGGTGCAACCCGATCCGACCTCGCCCAAGACCTCCATGCGCCTCGCCGGCACGTGGACGCGGGTCCAGAGCGCCACGGTCTTGAACGGACCGGTGGAGGGCGACCTGGCGACCGAGGGACCGAACGCCAACAGCCGCGGCGGCGGCCTCGATGGCGGTTGGTGGACGCCTCAGAACCAGGCTTATGTGGCGCAGTACGCCGGGGCCACCGACACGGCGCGCACCTTGACCGTGCCGCTCGACACCCTCGGCCTGCAGACGGCGCTGCCAGCGAACTTCACGCTGGCCAACGGCTTGCAGTTCTCGATGGCGGGCGAGCTGTATGCGAGCGACGCGCAGGGCCACCTGCAGAAGAACATCGATGCCGCGAGCGGCAAGGGCGCGATCGTCGGCTCGGTCGACACCACGCGCGGCGTCGTCACCCTCTCGGCCTGGCCCAACGGTGCCAGCCCTGTCGTCAGCGGCTTCTGCGCCGTGCTCGTACCGCCGGTCATCGGCAAGGCCTCCCCGATGACCCTGGAATCGGCCGTGTTCCGGGCGGCGGTTGCGCCCTTGCGCAATGGCAGCTTCAGCCTGGCCGGCAAGGTGCAAGGGCTGCCGGCCCTCGCCTGGCCGGGCGGCACCCTGTACGTGCCGACGGTCGACGAGACCGGCCAGGATTTCCTGGTCGCGGCCGACAACGAGGGCGTGATCGCCACCGGCGGGCCGCCGGCGAACGACGGCAGCGGTGGCACCTTCGGGGTCTTCGGG